TCCTTCTGAACAACGGACATTGCCGGAATTTTGTCCTGAACGGTCTTTGCCGGTTCCGGGGTTTCCAATAGTTTTGCCATCCGGTCCTGACGTTCCAAAGTGGAAACGGATTTGTTGATGACTTCAACTTCATCAAGAATCTCATTCTTGAGCGCCAATTCAGCTTCGCTCAATTCCCTGTTCTCATTGGTCGCCTTCGCGTCAATGTCAGCAGACTTCGCCATTAAGTTCTTGATGTCCTCTTTGTATTGCGTGATGGTTTTCATTACTTCCTCCATGTTTCGGGCAACAAAAAAGCACGGACAAGTAGAAGTGTAGGCCCCTACAAGCCGCGCTTATTTTGTTCTTGCGTTCCTTTCAGTCTGGCCGGACCGTCAGGAAACCCATTTGATTTTTATTTTTTTTAGTTTCACCTCGACGGGGCCATAAGCTCCGCCCTTATTAACAGGTCAGCAACACGATCTCTTTTTGCCGGTTTCGGTGGTTCAGCATCTCGCGGAACATCCTCGACCTTTTGCGGGTTTTCCGGTGGTTCAGCATCTCGCAGAATCCCCTTAAATCCACACGCTATGATAGATTTCGCCTCTTTTCGCGTGTACCCTGCATCTCGCAGGACACTTTCTAAATCTCGTTCATTGTCCGGCGGTTTTCTATCGCCGGTTAAATTTTGCGGTATGTTTTTAAACTTCGCGTTAATCATCAGGGGTACGAACTTCGCACAGGCGGCCATGTCCATTTGCTCCGTTATTTCGTCAATAAAGCCTAATTCCAGTGCCTCAAATGATGAAAGCCATGATTCGGCGTCCATTAAATTTGTGATTTCACCCTCATCCTTGCCGGTCTTGCCTGTATAAGCCAACACAATAGAACCACGAACCTTGTCCAGTGTATCGGCCATTTTCCGCATTTCCGTGGAATCCCCGACGGTCATTCCGTATGGGTTATGAATCATAAAAAGCGCATTTTCGGCCATTACAACCCTGTCACCGGCCATCGCAATAACAGAAGCAATAGAGGCGGCAAGTCCGTCAATGTAAGTGGTAATTGTAGCCGGATGCTGTTTGAGCAGATTAAAAATTGTTATCCCGTCAAAGACCTCTCCACCCGGAGAATTAATATGCAAGTCAATCTGACCGGCTTTAATAGTGGCCAAGTCCTTCTGAAATGACTTCGCTGTTATCCCGTCACCACTCCAAAAGTCCTCACCGATCTCTTCATAAATCCAAATTTCAGCCTTATCGCCTTTATTTTCAATTTTATACCATTGTTTCATTGTTCACCTCGCTGTTATCACCTTCTTTCTCCGGCAACTTCCCCGCGTTCTCTAGGGTGGTCATGTTCAACTGGACGAAATGTTTGTCGCCGTTTTCAATAGGATCAAAGTCCTCTCGCTCTCTGATTTCGTTTATAGACAGAACGCCGATATTAAAAAGAGCCGCGTAAAATGCCGCACGGCTAGCAGAATCACCCCTTAAAAGCCCTTCAACAACGTGCTTGAAGTAGAGTTTTTCGCGTGTTTTCTCCTTTTCGGAGAGCAACTGCATATTGTATGTTTGTTCGAGGCGAACCAGCCACGGCAGAATTGAATCCGTGACGAAACTGATCTGCTCCGATTCGATGTTGGAAAATGATGATTTTGTTAAGTCTTTCAGTTTGTGGGGAGGGAGGTTGAACCACCTTGCGATTTCGGGAATTTGAAACTGTCTTGACTCCAAAAACTGCGAATCATTAGGCGGAATACTGATTTTTTGTGCCTTCATTCCCTCTTCAAGCAGTAAAAGCCTGTGGGCGTTGCCTAATCCGCTGTATGCGTCTGTTAAACTGTTTTTAAGGTTGGTGTGTGCTGCAGATGATAACTGGCCGGGGTGTTCGACTATCATGCCCGGATGCGTCCCGTTCCCGAAATACATCGAGCCGAAAGTCTCCATCGCCATTCCGAGACCGATTGACTTCCGCGCCATTGAAATGACTGAATACCCTTGAATCCCGTCAAACCCAAGTCCGGCAATATGAAGAACTTTGTCGCGTTTCAGCTTGATCTTTTCAGAATTTACCCTGATTTCATAAACCAGTTCAGAGTTCTCCATTCCGATAGTGACCCTGTCAGGGGTAATCGGCCACAAAGCCACTACATCGCCATAGGAATTACGGACTATTTCAGCAAACCCATTGCCCCACAAGAGAACGTGAGCCATCATGGTTTCACGCAACTGCGCCGCCGTCATAAACTGATTAGCCTGATCGTGAAGGACGCGATGGAGCGTTTTATCATCCGCAATCAGCGTTTTTGTGCCTTCTTTGCGGTTAAGTCTTAATGGGAGTGTGGATACTGTGCCGGATATGAGGGAAACTGCGTTGTAAACTGCGGAATAATTTAAGGCTGTGTATTCGTCAACGTGTTCACCAGACACAGATTGAGAACCAATAAGACGCCAGAACGCAGGACTCCATGCCTTCTCGTCCGTGACGGCCAAGTTTCTCAACCATGTCCTTGCACGATCAAATATTTTCATTTCATAAGAAGCCCCGCCCCTGCTTCCAATCCCCTCAGCTTCCGCTGTACGGCCATCGGTGAGTCTATGATCAGGGGTTTCCTGATCGTCTGGTGCAATTATGACAGGTTATTTTTTAAATTCACGGACAGGACAGACAAGATAGACAACTCAGACAGTTTATTTATTCTCTTTTTTAAAACATTTAAAACAAAGGCGGGCGTTGCTGTTTTTTTTGGCAATCAAGTTCATTTTTAAAGGTCTGTTACATTTACGGCAAAATATCGTGTCGCTGACATCGTTGAATTTAAATTGTTTTTTCACAGCATCCCCCTAATTATTTATTTCCTCACCCATTTTACGAATAGATTCACGCGGTATTCTGATTGTCCGGCCACAAATCTTCTCTGCTTCAAGTTTCCCCTCCGCAATCCAGCCGTAAACCGTCTTGACCTTAACATCATAGTGCTTTGCGACTTCATCCGGTCTGTAATAATCTTTATCAGGCAACATCTCGCCTCCTGTTTTAAACTTGGTTTTTAAAATATTCCGCGCTACTAAATGAATACCCACACATAGGGCATATTATTTTACCGTTTGACCTTCCCCAAAAACCGACTTTACATTTAGGGCATCCATAGCCTACCCCTTTTTTCGCATTATTATGGACATATTGGTTATGATATTCTCTTGTGGGAATACTTAATGTTCCCATGATGCGTAATTCGTTTAAAACAAATTGTTTATCGACTGATATTGTCATCATCCCCCCTATAACGCAATACGCTTGTCAATTTCCTCTTTGCTCTGACCCTCAAATGAGGAAATAATTGGGCCTTGTGCTAAATCCCTACTCTTAAGTCCTATTGCCATCGCCAAAGCCACGGCCCCATCAATGCGGAACCGCGTTTTAGATTTGTCCAGCTTCCGGTTCCCCGCCGCATCCGCTATAATCATCGCGTTGCTTATGTTCCACGTTAAGCAGGGATTCCCGTCATGTAATAATTTCCTTTCTAAAACAGAAACCTCTAGTGCCTCAACCGCCTGTGTCATAGACGCATATCCCTGACCCCACGGAACCAGCCGCAGAGCTCCGGCCCGTTCCTTGTCTTTGCCGTCAACATAGCAATCAAGCCCGATTGCGGTCATCGCGTTCATCAGATCATCAATTCTGTATCGGTCAAAGGCCATCCCCTTGATTACATAATCAGTGTTAATCCTTGCCAGTTCTTCCGCTATGAATGGATATTGGATTGCCCGCCCCGGTGTTGTGTTAATAATTCCTTGATTCTTCCAGACAGAATAGGGAACTCTATCCCTGTTTTCGTGTTCAAGTAATGTGTCTTGCGGTTTCCAAAACCAGCATTTAATTTTTTCCTGATCGGATGCTGTTACCCCGATTAACGCAGTCAAGTCCGTCTTGCCGGATAAATCCAACCCTAAATATATTTCTTCTTTTAGTTCAATTTCATATTCTCCCTGACAGGCAGTCCATTCGGCGCGGGGAATAAATGGCGTTTCGGCATTAACCCTCTGATTTAGATACAGGTTTCTAAACGCGGCCTCAAACGTCGGCATACGCTTTGCCCTCTGTGCCGCCGTTCTCAATTCTTCAAGGGAACGGAAATCACCTAAAGCCGGATTCGCCAGTTTCCAAAGTTTTTCATCTGTGAACACATCTTCCGCATCATCAGGTACGGCGTATAAATGGCAAACGGTTGTCGGGTCATTCCCTGATAAACCGTCATCAATGAGTTGGCTTAAAATATGTTGTGGGTCGTTTGATTGCGTACTGATCACAACAAACAACGGCTCCAAACGTGCCGCCATCGAAGTATCAAGGGCATCATACAAGTCCCTGTTTTTCGCTTGCGCCAATTCGTCATATATAACCACTGTCGGATTAAGGCCGTATTTCGTCCCTGCTTCCGCCGACACTGCACGATAAACAGAACCATTAGCAAAACATACCATCGTTTTTGTGGAATCAACTATTTTGATAATGGACAATAATTCAGCATCAGCCCTGACTATTTGCGCGCCGTATTTAAAAATCAACGCCGCCTGTTCCCTGTCATTAGCGGCAGAATATATTTCCCCGTTGTTTACCGCTTCTGGCCCGACCAGATGCGTTAAGGCTAAAGCGGC